CTAATGGCGGTGTTGATTATTTGTTCCCTCTTCCCCATCGCTTAACACCTCTGCTCTTTTTAAATTCTCCGCAATAGCCTCTTCATTTATATTTTTATTTTCATCTGCTGGCGCTGGCATCTTAAATTCTTTTGTATCGTCTTTTTTTGAGCCTTCGATTAGTTGCTTAAACATCTGATGGAAGCCCGTTGCTGCTAGTCCTGTAACACCGCCCTTCACGATTGCTTCGAAGCTAACGCCTAGACAAATAACGCCACACACCATTCCGATAACAAAAAGTACCGTTGGGATTATTTTGTTATCAGTTGGCATAAATTTTTTTAGAATATATCCTATACAAAGACAAAATACTAGTACTAACGGAATATACATCTTTGAAATAACTTCTACACTCATCATTTTAGTTCTCCTTCCTGTGTTCTAAATGTGTAATTCTTTTTTCATGGTCATTCAAACGATTATCATGCTGATTGTGCTTATCCCACATTCTTGAATGCGACTCTCTATCGTGTGCCTCTTGCTCTTTTACAGCACATTCAACACTTGTTACATCTGCTGCAAGATTCTCAATTCTCACATTGAGAGCCTTGATTGATGCGTTCAACTCATTAACTGGCTTTCCCACATAATTGTTCAATGCGGAAATTAATCCAATTAACATTGTTAGTCCAATTATCAAGCTTCCTATGAATTCTGGCTTCATTGTTTTTTCCTTTCAATAAAATACACCGCAGATGCGGTGCTAAAGTTAATTGCCAAGCTTCTTGATGCCATATATCCTCACTGGGATCATTGCAGCATTTGTTGTTGCTACAGATGTGTTACCTTGGGATTTGTATGTTCCAGTTCCAAAAGTTATTCTATGAGAGCTACCACTCCCAGAGCTTGCAACTGTCCTTCCATTCGTCCAGAAATTTGTTCCACCGCCACCAATCGATGGTGCACAGAATTTGACGGATTCGCCTTTTTTCAAACTTAAACTAGAACGGGCATTTTCACCCATGTAGTCGCTCCACTCTATGATGTACTCATCATAGTTCCCATCAATCGTTAGCGATTGTGACGAAAATTCTGAATTTGGTCTTGCATTTGACCAGAGCAGCTTTTTTGTTTCGACAGTTGCTAACATCTTCTTGATTTCAATCAATGTTTTCAAAACACTTATCATATTATCTCACCCCCTTATGCTCTTATTGATGTTCCGAAGAACGAAGCAAGCTCATTCTCTGCATTAATGTTATCAATCTTAACATCATCCGTTGATGCCTTTAATTTCTGCAATTCTTTCTGTAACTCTTTCTGGAGCTCATTGATGCTGTTCTGCAACTTCCCAGCTGCAGTGCCATCAATTGCCCCTTCTAGTATGCTCTGCCATCTTGAGGTCATGGCTTCTAGTCCAAAATTAACCGGGAAAGCTGGTGCAACAAATCCGCACAATTCGTTGTTCGGCCTTTGATCTAAAATGTTTGCAACACTAATTTCAGATGCTCCCGCATTGATATGTATATCCGCAAGTGCAATTTCATAATAATTGCTTTCTCTAATCAATGTTGGTGCAACGGGTGTTGTAGAGGGTGTTCCCTCTTTTTTGTATAGTTCAATATTGCGAAAGCTATCAGATGTATCTAGTCTAGCAACAATTCTATCTATTCTCTTTAGCGATGCATGAGCTGCACTAATCGCGATAGTGCGCGCTGATTCTTCACGTCCTATGCCGCCTTCAACTATGCATCCCCCTGGCATGATTTTCACCTTCATTCCGCCAGCGGGCTGTACTTGTAAATCAGAGCCATCACCACTAACTAGACACACTCCATTGCTCCATACCGCCTTAACGATGCTTCTAACTGTTGTATCATCAACAGCTCTATCCCCTTTAGGGTTTACATCGAACTTTGATTGAAATGGTATTGATATCATAAATTACCTCCTTAAATGTTAAGTGCTACGTATTTTTGTTTAAAAGGAGTTCCAAACACGAGCTGAATCTCGACCGCATTCTTTCGCCACACCTCTTTTACCTCCATGATTCGGGCGGTAAACATCTGCTCTATATCGTCAAGGACTATCGTACATGTGTCGCCCAGATTATAATCTTTGAGATAATAGAAGGTGTTCTGGAGCGCATCAACGCTGATTATCTCTTGCTTCCAGTTATTAAGCATTTCAAGCTTGCACTGGTTGCGAAGTTGCTCACGGATAATTGACTCGTTGGCCACCTTCAGTTCTATACCCGACACGTTGCCTTCGATAACTTTTCTCGGGCAAATTGCAAGGTCTCGCGGACGGTTTCTTTCATCAATATAAAACTCTCTGATTCGCCCCTTGTATTCGCCAGTGTCGGTTTTAATTTTTTCCTCCCGTTTAAAACCTATTTCATCCATAGTCTGATGTGCTTCAATGACCGGGTATGCTCCGCTATCATCGTACACATACTCGATTTTTGATACGTTTTCAAAGCCTGCGCCAAAGACTACTTTATTTCTCAAATCCTTACCGCGTATGGGAAAGATTTTATAAAAGTACTGCGGTTCTCCTATGTGCTCAATCCAGTCTTTATTATGTTGTTCCCATCCTGTGTAATTGATATGCAGCATTCTTGCATAAAAACTGCAGTCGAATAATCCGCATACATCATACATTACTTGTGCTCCGTTTGTCCCTTCTTTAAAAAAGTACGATATGGCATTTAACCAATCGATATTTTCATCAAACGCGACACCCCCGATTAGTGCGGGCAGGTCTCCAGGAACGTATCTGTAATCTTCAGGATCATATCCGCCAGCGTATGTGTTAAGAGTAGCCTCTATGCTTGTCGCTGCATAATTGGTCACGTTCAAATTCTCGCTGTTAAGTATCGGAATCGCTGACAGTGCCTTTTCTGCAAAGAATCCAGATATCGTTGCAAATGTGCCTTGTGCTGTAACTTCATATACAGTTTTCTGAACAATGCCTGTTTCTGGTCTTCCTGTATTTTTGACAAATTTCACATGTTGATTCCAATCTTGTGCGGCGAGCCTCACAGAGAAATCTCCAGCTTCGGTCCATTTTCGATTCCATGCCACCTCGATAAAATCGAGGTCTTCAAGGCGATTCATAAATTTATCAAAAAACTGAATCATAACCCATCATACCTTCCTATATACTCAATTTCTGTACGTAACGCAGAGCCACCAACTTCGGCATCAACTTTGATAAAGTTATCTCCGAAATCAAGAATAAATTTCCTAAAATCGTACGGATCATTGTCTGCACCCAGCGAAAGAATTTTGTTGTTGTGTATCGCGTATGATTTCGATGTATCAATCTCAATTCTATCGCCTTTGCGCATTTCAACATTCAAAATAGCTGTTTTCTGATTCACCGTAACTTCAATATTTTTCGCGTAGCCTGTCGAGGTTATTTCTATAATCGGATGTGCTGGTGATGATCCGATGTAGTTGATTACTTTTTCAGTCGTGTGCTCTTCTGCGGAAAATGGCAGCATGATGCCTTGACCATACGCATGAGGCCACACCCACAAGGCTTGTTTTTTGCTGAAATTAGTTTGTTCGCTTTCAACAGCAAATAAATCTGCATATGTTGATAGAAATCTAATTGTTAGATCTTTCATCTTGTATACATTTCCGATTGGAAAGTTGCTTGCTGTTATCTGGCAATCTTTTGCGATGCGTTCTGTACCTAAATAATTAATGTGTAGATCATATTTCATGCGGCTATTATGGAAAGCTATCGCTCGCATTCTTTGCAGATTGTAATTTTCTGCATCAAGTGGGCGCGCGACAATTTTCATATCGCGCGATACCCTTCGTTGACCTGTTATTATGTCGCCATCACCAACTCCCCTTGCTTGCTTTGATGTTTCAATTTCTGGAAAATCAAAACCTTCAAGGGCGCGAAGCTCCCAACTATCTGATTGATAGTTGAAAACCTCGCCATCAGAGCGAATGGCTTTTAATGAAGCAATGTGTTTCATTTTCCTACCTTCCTGCAAGCCCCATAATTACAGCTTGCCTCTTCAGTGCGCGCTCTATATCAATTGGACTCTGCACAGGTTCATGAAAATGGATAACCTGTGTTACCACAGTTTGATTGCCAGTGCCCATTGGTGATGCTGCAATTGTTCCTGTATCGAAACTTCCAACTGTCATGCGTTCTTTTAACGCATCCATATTAGCGCCATACGAATTCAAAACTTTTGAGAAGGTGCGCTCACCACCTTGCATAAGTCCAGCATTCATCATCTCGCCCACCCAAATTGTGAATCTTGACGGTGAGTGTATATCTAGCACACTTGTAATCTTCTTCTTTATCGCGCTTGCCTTGTTGCCTATCCACGAAATCAGATGATTAAACTTGTTCATCATTCCTTGTTTCAAACCTTCGATGAGATGTGCTCCTATTCCTAGTAACGAGCCCACACCTCTCTTAATAGCGCTCGGAATTCTTGCTGCTTTAGATACAACAGTTGATATCACATGGCCGAAGCCAGATGCGATGCCTCGCGCTAGTGCTGCAATAATATGTGCTCCAGCTGATAGCAATGCTCCCGCTAGCGCAATAATCGCTGATACGATTGCAGCTAGCACTTGAGGTATGTGCGCAACAACAGATGGGATTGCTTGCACTATGCCTTGTCCGAGAGTTATCAATAGCTCTGTTCCCGTCTGAATAATCGTTGGCCAGTTCTGCTTTACAAAATTAGCGATGCCTGTTATGGCATTCGCAATATGCCCCACTATGCTCGGAAGTGCATTCGCAAACCCTTGTACGAGATTTTTGAGCATTTCAGCACCTTCTTGGAAGATTGCTGGTGCGTGTGCACGAATCATTGTTCCAATGTTGCTAACTATTGAGCCTAGCGATGCCACAATTGCTGGTGCACTCGCAACAAGTGTCTGCCCAATCGCGAGCGCCATCTGCCCAATCGCAGAGAGCAATGCTGGTGCTGCTTGTACAATTCCATTGATAACCGCAGTTAAAACTTGAATTCCAGCTTGCGCGATTTCTGGACCATGTGCACTTATCATCGTTGCTACTGATGAAATTTTATTAGCAAGCCCAGTCGCGAATGCCGCAACCTTCGCACCCACATTTTCAGCAGATGCGCCCAGCTTTCCGAAAATAGCAACAAGTGCTACAATTCCAGTAACAACAAGAATTATAGGATTTGCCGCAAGCAATCCCCAAACTCTCGATAATAGAGGGAGCATTCTTGATATCGTTGTGAGCGAGCTGCCGAAAGCTTGTGCGAACTTTCCTACAAAGATTGTCGCTGGTGCAAAAATTGCTAGCCCTCCAGCGATGCCCAAGATTGCGGATAATGCTCCGCCAGATAGCCCAGCAATTTTGCCAGCAAGGCTCGAAAACTTTTCTTGAACAGCTGTAATAGCTGGCAACAGATATCCCGCCATTTTAGTTCCAATAGTCTGAATAGCTCTAGCAGCTACCATCTTAATGATATCTATCTGGTCATTAAATGCGTTCGCTCTATCTAGCGCACTCTGGCTGATTGGCTCTAACTTATTTTTCTTGAAGATTTCGGATACTTTCTTATAAGTTTCGCCACCATCAAGAATCAATGGATTGAGGTCCGCAGCAGATTTGCCGAAGATAGCCATTGCATATGCGTCTCGCTCTGTTGCGTTCTTCATTTTGCCAAGCTTCATAATAGCTTCGTCATACACCGCATTGCCATTTCGCAGATGCCCAGAGCTATCTGTGACGCTTATTCCGAGTGCATTAAATGCCTTTGCCGCAGAGCCACTTGCGGACTGTGATGCTGCCAGCATATTCTTTTTCAGTTTGCTGTGAGATTTTGCCAGTGTTTCAACTGGAACATCAACGAGCTCTGCAGCTGATTTGTACATTTGTAAATCTTTTGTGCTGATTCCGTACTGCTTTGATAACGTATTTAAATCGTCAGCTTGTCTTGCTGCCTTATACGCAACTCCGCCAAGTGCTGCAGCAACTACTCCAGCTGCAATTGATACCGCTTTCATCTTCTGCCCAACAGCCTCAATTTTCTGCCCTAACAGTGTGTACTTCGCTCCGAGTTGCCCTATTCTTGTTTGTGAAGCTACATATCTAGCTTGCGCTTTTTCAAGTTGTGCAATCTTCTGCTCTGTCGCAATTATTTCTCTCTGAAACTTGCGATATTCATCAGCTCCGATATCGCCTCGCTCGAATGCAGCTTTCACCTTTTCTTGATTTGCTCGTAAATCCGCAAGATGTTTTTTCGTGCCGATTAGCTGTTCATTCAGAATCTGCCCTTTTTGCTTCATGAGTGTAGCATTGAGTGGATCATTCTTCATTAGCTTATCGACAGAGCTCATCTCGCTATGCATGCTTCGTGTTGCTGCCTGTGCCTTCTTTACCGCTTGGATAAATTTGACACTTTTTCCAGATATTTCAATTTCTAATGATTTTTTCGCCATCTCATTTACCCTTCCGCGAATCTATCGAAGAATTCTTGTGGAGGTGCTTTCTCTTTCCGTTCTTCATAATAGTTGTCGTTTATTTTTTCGGTCATAATGTCATAAATGAGCCCTATATCCATTTCCTCAATGTCCTTCTGGCTCAGTCCTATTTCTGTGCATCGCAAATAAAATAGAGCAGTCGTGAATTTGCGACTGCTCTCTATTTTTTTTCGTTGCCTTCGCTGCCTCCAGCCTCTTCAGCTTCAACAAGTGTTTTCTCGCTATCTTCCCACAGTTCAAATGCCTCTGTTACAATCTCGATACCATCCATTAGCTCAAACTGCTCTAGCCACTCATCAACTGTTGCTGGCTTTTCATCAATGCACATAATGTATGCCATATCTTCCATAAGTCCCATATCAACTTGCTCAATATCTACATTTGCAACATCTACATCGCCATTCTGGAGCGCTTTCATCGTTTCTTCGTCTGTGTCTTTATAGATATTCGCTAGCTCCGTTAGCATGTCGCGCTTGAAGTGATTTCTAAACTTCCTCGGGGTTGCCCCTGTTGCTGCGAAGTGATATTCTTTTCCATTCTTGATAATTGTTTTTTTAGCCATTATTCTTCTCCTGTGCTAAATCGCGAAAAACCTCGCCATGCTTTTGCTGGCGAGGTAATAAAGTTTTTTATTAAATTGTTTAGGCAAAAGTTGGCACTTTCGGTGCGGTGTACCAAGCTTCATACACTTCTGGCTTTGTCTGCACAGATGATACCTTTCTTCTTCCGATTCCCGGAAGTCCAGCCGCCTTGATTTTAATCTTTATCGGCTTTGGCTCGTTAGATTCTTTCTTTGTTTCCGAGCTAGTGCTTGGCATTGCGGCCTTACAGTAGAAGTATAGGAATCTTCTTGCCTGTGTGTCTTGGTCGAATTCGAACGCAAGCGCGAAATAACTGCCCTTGTCTGAATCGCCATTGACGATATTTCCATCTGTATCGCGTTTTGCTCCTAGATGCGATGTCTGGAAATCTTCTGGAATCTGGAACATTTCAAGTTCGAGTTCTTCTTTCTGGATTGCCTCGATGATAGCCCACGTTCCATCATCTGCATATGTAGAATTTGAATCGCCCGATACATCTGCACTTAAACTAACAGCTCCCCTCCAAGGCTTGCCCGTTCCGAGCGTTAGCTTATTTAGCTTTTCATCCCATGTTGCTGGGTAGTAGTGCACATTTTTAAGTCCAAGATGATATTTAGCCTCTGGCTTTGTTGGTTCTGGCATTTTCTTTTCTCCTTTACTTTAAATCAATATTTTCTTCAAATATTCTTCTAACATCATTAGCGCAACCAGTTATCGTTGAATCAACAAATGGATGCCCATGTTTAGTTGAATATTCGAGAATATTAACGAGTGGCACAGATGTGCCGCCCTTTCCTTTAACTTTCTTCGTGTTGGTTATAATTCGTTTGTGCGCGCCCTTTTTGATTTTCCACTTCGATGCAAGATGCCCGCCACTACCAGCTCCGCTCGGTGACGCACTTTCTAATTTTCCCTTAACTAGGTCTGCAGCTTCGTCCACAGCTTTGTCTGTTAGCTTAACAACTTGCATGCCCGCTTCTTCCAAAATTTCATCAACAATGATGTCGAAGTTGGCCATTGTGCATTTCATTATAACCCCCACGAAAAATACAACAGTTCATAGCCTGTTGTGTCATAGCCTATTCCGTCAATGTCGCCTAATTCGAACGCACCTCCAGGGCATGTGAATTCTGCATTAATTAGCGCATTCAATATTTCTCTCTCTCGAGCTCTAACATCTTTGATGTTCATGCTTCGCGTATGATAATATCTCAAAATTATTTTGTCTTGCCCGGCAATCAGTCTATTATCTTGATACACTTGCGATGGCATCGAACTGATGGAGTATACACAAAATTCACTTGGTGCAGATTCTAAATCTGGCAATTTACCCGCATAAGTTTTCACTTGCGGATAGATCACATCGTCTAGCGCTTTCTTTAAAATTAAATCGCCATTAACTGCAAACATAGCTATTTCCCTTCATACCTCTTCAGCATGAAATTCATCATGCGATTTTGCTTTTCATTTACTCCTGAATACAATTCATAGCAGTTTGGATTTAGCCTATCTGGCTGCCCACCCTTGAGGATATCAGCGCCATTCTTCGCAACAACAACTCGCCTGTGTGCCAGAGCCTCATATAGGTTTGGTGCGAACGGCATGCGTACATTCACACTCTCTGTAATTCCCGCTGTCATGGCGGCAGCTTGAACAGCTCCATATGTACCGCTCCAATTCGCATAGTATGTTGTTGCTCCGTTGTCTTCTGCGACCTTCTTCCATCTTGTTTGATTGTAGTCGCCAGCAACATATTCATCTTGATCTACGATGTAGAATTCTAGTGGTGTATCAATTCGCATCTCATACACCTCGATTCTGCCCGATGTCGAATATCAACATAGGATCTATCGCAGAATGGTCCGCTTCTGTATTCAGATTTCTTTTTACGATTTTGGCAATTGCCTCAATCGCCTGTTCATTCTTGATGCCCTTTTGCGCATCTTCTTCAAAATCATTTCTGCGCCATCCAGCATTAATCAAGGCGGCTTGAGCCGCCTCAATCATGCTGTTAATCATCTCATCTTGTTCTGGTGTGGAATAGACGATGCCCACACGCATTTTGATTTTGCTTGTTAATTTCGCATTCATCTGCTCCACCTCTCGAACTATGCGAGCTTCTTAATTGGCAAGAACGCTTTGTATCCAGCAACGACTCCGCCTAGAAGCTGATGTCCGAAGAACGCAATCTGTCCTTTATCCTGGTAGATTGCATCATTTTCTACAACTACCATATCGGAGAACTCTGGAAGCTCATACTTCTGTGGATCTCCGTATACAGCGAATGTCTTGCCCGCTACCTCTGCAGAGAATGCCTTGAAACCGCTGTTGATTGAGAACGGTACTTCTAGTCCGCCCTTCGCCTCGGAGATTGTTCCGCCTGTGCCTTCGAACTTCACATTGTATGCTGGATCTCCGCTCTTTAGCTCAACAGCAAGAAACTCATTAAGTGTGTTCTTGTTGAGAAAGAGTGTGAGCGGAGATGTCACATCCTCATCACCACCATATGCCATGATGATGTTGCGGAGTGTGTTCTTATCGAATGCCTTAACATCTAGCTTGTAATCAGCTGGCATAACCTTAGCTGGTGCATTTGCGATTCCGCGAAGATGGCCGGTTGTTCCATCGCCAATAACAATCTCCTTCGATACCTTCTTGCGTAGCGACTTCTGCACATTCTTGATGATTGCATCGAGATAATCAATTGTGTTGAGCTCCTTCACCTCTTCATTGACAACAGCTTTCGCAGTCAGCTTTGTCGCAACAGTATCATTAGTGTTGAATGTGCCTTCTGCTGTTGTGTATGCTCCAGCCTCTACAGTGTAATCTGCATCAGCAACATCAACTTCGAATGCTACTTCGTATCTAGCAGCACCCTTCATTGGAACGTGTGCAACAAGGTCAATTGCCTGTGCGACCTGGTTCGGTGCTTCCTCTAGTGTGCCCTTGTATGCTGTCGGCTTCTGCGTGGAAGAAGATGCAATTGCTCTCTTCTGAATTTCTCTCTGCGCTTCTGCTGAAATTACAGTTGGCTTTCCACTTCTGATTTCAGCAACTAGCTTATCGAGATCAATGCCCTTCTGCTCCACCTTCTCTGCATCGTGATTTGTCTTCACGATTTCTGGCTGTGCAGTGGATCTCTCTTCTGCTGCCTTCTTCTCTGGTGTCTTCACTTCTAGCTTTTCTAGCTTTCTAGCCTCTTCAATCTGCGCATCAAGCTTCTTGAGTTCTAGCTTAATTTCGTTCAGTGCTTCTTCGCTTTTAGCCTTTGCGATTTCTGTAATCTTCGCAGCTCTCATCTCTAGTAGTTCTTTTAATGTCTTCATTGTTCGTCTCCTTAAATCATCTTATACATTGCTTCAAGTTCTAACTTCTTTTTCCTCAATTCAAAATCATTCGCATCATCCATGCGGCTTTTCTTCTCGCTATCCAGCAATTCAAAGCTCCTCGCATAAATTGAGGTGCTATCGTAAAATGGTACATCAACAACACTCACATCATAGAGCTTGTCAATGTCCGTGATAGTTCTGGTTATTTTGAGCTTGTCACCCTCTTCAAGGTACTCCCATATATCTGACCCCTTGCGAGTCGTGAATGCGAAGCTCATTTTGTCTAGCAGACCATTCTTGATTGATGTATATACATCTCTGTTAGATGATGTATCAATTAACTCTGCAACGATGTCTAGCCCCTCATGGCTCTTGATGAGCTCAAGGCTCTTATTTCTTGTTCTTGCCATGATAAGGAATTCATCATGGTGATTGTATCGAAGTGGCACATCACGCATATCCGTGTTATCTAGTGCGCCTGGTGCAATTATTTCTGTGTACTCTTCATCCCCAAACTGATATGTCTGTGGTGAATCAAATACGATGGCGCGACCCTCAATCTTCATTCCCTCTTCAGCGGCTGCTCTAATCTCCATCATTCTTCTTTCAAATTTTGGCTTGCTCATTAGTCTTTAGTTCCTTTCCCCACTTGATAATCTGCTGCATTATCAGTGTTAACAAAATTAAGTGATTGCATCCTTGTGTGACCTTCACCATCTGGCAACGGCTCAAGTCCGAATAGCTCTGTTCTGATTTCGTCAAGATACATTAGCCCTGTATTCGTTGCGAGTGTAGCAAGGCTGATGCTGTCTTGTGGTGTTAGCCTCTGCAGCATAAGAAAATAGCATCGCACTTGATGCCCTACATCTTTTTCTCGTTCAGTAAAGCAGTGTGCGGTGAATGCCTCTTCAAACTGCTTAATAAATGGCTCGATACAGCTCTGATAAAAGCTTGTATAATCTTCTGAATCGTATTCGCCAGACAGAATCGCTAATGATACTCCGTATCGCTCACACACATTTTCTTTCAGAAATTTAAGTGTTCCGCTGTCAACCTGTGCGAAATCAATCTTTATTGGTGTAAAATCGCCAACAAGGTCCGTTGCGATAATGCCTGTCTTGCTCTTCATGATATGTGATTCAAAACTATCACGCGTTGAATTGAGTTTTTCGCCATCAAGAATTGATTTTGCTGCGTATACACCTTTGATTTGCAAACTAGCCTCGATTGATTTCGGCAGTCCTTCAATTGTCTTGTGCAACGCATCTACACTGTGCATTACATTCGCATCATCTGGCCTTCCGTAATCATTACCGCCCAGCACCATGTTAGTTCCTCTTCGCCACTTGATGTTGATTAGCTCGCTCTCCGGGAGAGTAAATGTTGAGCCATCTGCGAATGTCATTTTGATTTCGATGTAATCATCACCAATGCCAACATCAACAGTTTTTGGCGATAACACATAAAATGCCTTGTACCACTTGATTAAATTTCCGCTAGCGGTTCTTCGCCATTCGTATTTTGGATATATCCAGCAATTCATGTGCTTTCTTCTGGTCCATTCAATCGCTGCCAAAAAGTCACTTGTTGTCTGATACTCGTTAGGCTTATATCTGAATAGCCTTGTGATATCATCATTCGCAACTGCTGTTCCTTCTCCAACAACAACGGATTTGATTTTGATTTTTGAAATCTCGCTAGCAGTTCTATCTATACAGTTGTTTACAAAATCAGATAGATAGATATCATTACCGCCTAGCCCTTGTAGAATCGTTGGATTGCCAAGCGGATAACTAGAGCTACTTCCGTTTATTTGTGATATGCCGAGCTTGTCGGCTAGCCAATCTTTTAATTTCATCTTCACTCCTAAATCATTGAATATTCATTTCTGTAACTCTGATAAACGAAAACAGCATCTAAATAAGATGCTGCTCCGTCTATTTTCATTTCGCGCTTAATTCGTTTCGGCATTATTCGCCCTATATTATCTTGTTTATAACTGCAATTCTTGAAGCACCAATATGTGACTGGATTATTTTGGTAGTTGATTTTCTTTTGCCTCAAATTCTCTTCGGTGTTGTTCATTGGATTTGATAACCCCTTCGCATCTTGAGGAACGTTCTCAAGTATGCCATCACCGAATAATTCTTTGTGCCGCTTGATATACGACTTCGCAAACCTGTTATCGTAACCGCCCTTAAATGGCAGCACTCCGAACTCCTTATACATCTGATATTCATAATCAGCAACAATCGCTGTATCAATATCAACATCATCAACAATGGTTATCCATCCATCGCGCGCCCATTGCTCATAGTTAGCGCCAGCTTTTTCATCATTACGATATTCGAGCTTACTTTTCGGCATCCAGAAATGCTGATGTGCCAAGAATTCCGACTCTGGCTGAAATAGCATTGTTAGACACATAAGGTCCGTTGTAACAGCTAAATCAACTCCGCCCAGGTACATGCGCCCTCGCACATCTTCCATGCTGAATGTTCTTTCATTTCTGATAACTTCTGGATCTAACCAAGCATTCGCATTTGATTGCTTGATATTGAAATCCTTACAGAGTGTCCAGCTTCGCTTTGTCGCACTGCCTCTAGCCTCTTCAACTTCTCTAGTTAAATAGCGCATCTTCTTTGATACACCAAGATTCGGATTAGCCTTAATCCAACTTCCAGGATTCGTCCAGACTTCCTCTTCATTATCCATCGTGTACAAGAAATATAGCGATTGCCCTCGCTCTCGCTCACCTTGTAGCACAGCTTTTGCCTCTTGAATCTTCTTGTCAAGATGCCCATCATCAACCGTGCCTTCCGTGGTTATTTCAATCATCAAGCATTCATCCTTGGTGCTCATTGATTGCACTAGCGGTTCGATAAGTGTTTCATCTTCCATTTCGTGTGATTCATCAACAATCGCCAAGTCAATGTTGCGCCCTTCCTTGCCTTTTTTTCGCGCGGATATCTTCTTGATTTCAGCTTTATTTTGTTTGCTGAATTTTCCTGTTTTTCGTCTCTGTTTCCTGTTGCCAAAATAGATGCCTGTGTTATTTCGTCTTGTCACTCTTTCAAGTGACGCCGATAAATCACGCATCGAATCAATTTCGGTGAATACGATATCAGCTTGCTCGTAATCGTTGCTGGCGCAGAATATCACAGTTCCCCAATTGCCACAGAAAAATTCTGCATTGCCCAGAGCTGCGGCTAATGTTGATTTACCATTTTTCCTTGGGATAAAAAGCAGTACATATGTATATTTGCGTATATGCTCACCATTTTCATCAAGTACATAAAATCCATACGCAGCTTCTATGATAGCTTTTTCCCAGAGTTCTAAATGTACAGGCTTCCCAGCGAATGGCGATTTCGTATGCTTGCACTTCGCCTCAATGAATCTAATTCGCTTGTGAGCCTCTTCAACATCGAAGATTTCATCTGGCTTTTCGATATCCTCAAGCAGCAGATTATATTGCAGTTTTATCCACCAGCATGCAGGGATTTCACCACTATTTATCTTATTTGCATACTCAATTAAAAAAGAGTGTGTGCCACTCTCTTTACATAAATTCATTCAATTCATCCTCTTCATAATCAGCATTGCTGCCTAGATGGCGCTCAAGCATCTGCATGATGTTCACCATCTGTGCTCGTTGCTTTATGATTTCAGCATTGAGCGGATTTGCTTTCAGAAGTTGAGGATTGCGCGGATGTCGCAGCACTATGCCGCCACTCTCTTGCAGTGCCTCATGTAGTTGTTCTAGTCCAGCTTCGCATCTTGCAAGGTTCAAAATCAAACCCTTCATCTTGTCAAATTCTTTGCGCCCTTCATTGTCTTCGTCTGGTGGGCTAAATAATTCAAGATAATACTCATTCAGCTTGGCAATTTTCTGTTCTTCTTGCTTTATCTCTTTTTCTGTCATTTGGTTTTTCACTTTCTCAAAATTTCAAAATCAAAAAGTCAAAATTTCGATGCGGATGTTTTTGGTGAGGGGGCTCGGTTCTATAGGACCTCTCTCGATCATCAATGATGGGGGTCACTCTTCAAAATTCACAAAATAATTTTTTATTATTTGTATAGTATGTGATGGTCTTCCAGATGCCCTCTTGATGCATTCACCCTCGCTCGTGTCTATATGCACTAGCTCTGCTCCTAGCCTACGTGCCAGAGCTTCGCGCTCGCCTCTGTGCGGCAAGCCAGCCACGATGTATGCATCGTTAAATCTTCCGTATCGTGTCTTGATAATGTCGTACAATGTATCGCGTATCTTAAACGCAATAAAGCGCAGCCCATCGCTGTGCTCGTGTCCATCTTGCCCTGTCAGCATCTCGTATATCATATCAAGGTCAACGATGATATCATTATTGCTCATTCGTTCTAGTACATATGTTGTCTTGCCGCTGCATGGCGCACCATAGATTATATATATGTGATGCTCTGCGTAGCCGAAGCGATTATGTTCTTCATCATGGCAACTGTTGCACAGAATCTCTATTTTATCTGGATTTAATGATATGCTCACATCATTAACATTTGATGGTGTTAGTAACACCTTGTGGTGCGCATGTAGTTGCTTCATATCAGCAATGCGACCGCAACGCTGGCACTTGCCGCTCTTTAATCTTAATAAATATGATAAATCTCTCCATGCCTTGGAGTGATAAAATGCATCAATCTCCTTGCAACGTGCTGGCATATTCTTCTCCTGCTATTACCACTTATCCTCTTGCTTTTCTTTTTCGAGTTTCAAGCGCTCTTTATTAATCTGCGTTTGATTGTTCTGGAACTCTGTAGCCTTCGTCTTCCATCTATCGCCTCTTCTATTCTGCAGCCAATAAATCATAGCTGTCACACTCGGAGCTATATATCGTTTCGTTTTCTTTCGAACGATCGTTCTATTTCCCTCTTCGTCTTCTTCTATCTTTACAGTTTCCTCTTCAACGTAATAACCTTTAGTGAGATTATAGAGAGCCTCTTCAACCTCATCATCATATTCATCCTTGCCCTTCTTGAGAGCTTCTGCGAACTCTGGAAATCTCTTTTTCCATTCGTACAATGTGACTTTACTTATTCCAATCTTCTTGGCTATATCAATATCACGTGCACCATTGCGAGCCATATGCTCAAGGCGCTTCAATTTGTCTTTTTTTAGCCATTCTTTATATTTGCCGTTCGCCACATTACTTCACTCCCAAGTTATCCACAATTTCTTGTTCTCTTTCTGATAGCTTCCATTCAATCACATTTCCTGCTTGTGCCTCTGCTTGTGTGTATCTTTCCGCGCCTTCTTTCGAGGTTAAAAAACCGCCGCCGAAAATTGTTTTTTCTTTATCAGTTTGTGCATCTAGTGCTTTAATAAATGTGCACTCATCTTTTCTTAATTCTAATTTCACTCCATACTTTGCTAAATATCCTAATCTTGTGGCTGTTAAAACCTCTTTCGGATATTTGTATTTTTCTAATTTTCTTTTTTCTTTCTCTGTGTTCTTTTCGTTTTCTTTTTCAATTATTTTTTGGAGCTCTGGCTCTGTTTCAATTAATGCGTTTCCCAAGTTCGTCAAAAATGAAGTTGCCACAGTTGCACCATTCTGATATGTCACGTTCACTTCTGTGATAATGTGATTAGCTCTTGAATTTAAATTCGTGAGGTATGGTGCAAACAAAAAGAAATCTATTCCGTTTTCGTTATACCAATCACATATGCTTGTAATTATTGAAAATGGTGGATTGTCTATCACAATGCAATTTTTTGGATATTTATAATTCTGATAGTCTCCGCCTGGATAGAACGGTCTTATTATTTCTCTTCCACCTAGATTGTATTTCTTCACAACGTATTCTTTGACTGCATCATAAATATTTTGCGGCGTGTAGCAATCATCTGTTGTTTTCTTTTCTTGGAATTTATCAATGAAATTTTCGTATTCGTCCGATAAGTCAAAACCGAAGCTCTCCATGTCGATTGATTCTATTTTCTCTAGCTCTTCTTCTAGTATGGTTAAATCAAAATCAGTGTTCATGGTTAGTTTGTTGTGTGCCAAAATATATGCGCTCTTCTGCTCTTCCGTTAGATGCTCAAGTCTAATAATTTCAGCCTCTTCATAGCCTAATTGCTCTAGTGCCATCAATCTTCCGTGACCTTCTATCACAACATTATTTTCATCAATGGCGATAGGATCATTGTTGCCGAATTGAACTATACTTTCTTTTATCTGGTCGAGCTGCCACTGTGGATGGAGCTTTGCATTATTCTCATTCGGTTTTATTTCTTTGATAGCGATTTTCTCTATTTTCATTCTAGCCTCTTCAGCAGTTTTTATATTTGTATTAACGCAAGAAAAAAGCGACGATGCTGAATTTTCAACACCTTCGCTCTCCCCTGAATCCTTATTATTGCACCTATACTATATCAAGTCGGATATGTGCATTTAAATGGTTTTTAGTGATTTATTTTGTTTTTTTCACCATCGCTATTTTAAGGAGTTAGCATGGTTAGTTTTCTTTGCCCTGTTCTTTCAATTGGTTGTCGAGCTCTTTCAGCGCTCTTCCGTGCAATGTCAAAGTCCATCTTTTTGCTGCATTTATGGCTTTTGCGATATCATCCCACCTCTCACCTTCAATGTATCTTCTGCGCAGAATTTCTGCATATGTTGCATCACTCATTTTGTAAATTTCATTTTCGATTCTTAACCTCTGCTTCCAGAGCTCTGCAATCAATAATTCTTTCTGATCTCGAATTGCTGCTAGCTTTACCGCGGTGCTCTCTGTGACCCTGCTTATTCCAGAGCCATGTGGCTGTGAATCATAGCTAACTGCTTTCACACCTAGTGTTTCTTCGATATCTTGAATCTGCCTCTCGAGCTGCCTTATCCTCGTAATGATTCTTTTGTAGCCTTCAAGAAATTCTCTAGCTATCATGCTTCCTTCCTTTCCGCACTTTAAGTGCCTACAGCACATCCCAGATTGCTGTATTATCTTGCAGCTCCATGTCAAGCTGCCTTATATCTTGCATGCGTATATATGTTTCGTTCCGCTTCAACTTTCTTCCATTGCGCCATACCTTCAATCTTGGAACAGCTTCCGTTGATATCATTTGATATTCAATATGCTCAAGTCCTGTTACAGGATTGGTATATTTGCGCACAGATTCTCTGTCTATCTCATATCCCTTAATTGGTTTCAGCTCATCAAGATTTTGAAATAGCTGTGATATCGATACCCATTCTCTCTTAACAACTGGCCTCTTCAAGTTGCGACTTGGTTTCCATCTCCGCTTTGTCGAATTGCCAAGATCTCTAAATGTTTTCTGCGTTTCTTTTATTAAATACTCCGCAAGCTTCCTGTAGTTGCGTGACTTATCCAATGTTGATAGCCAGATGTGACCGCACTTCCACTGCTTATCAATTATTCTGCTGTCGATATAGTTCATCACAACATGGTGGTGCACTCTGTGATTCTTGTATTCTGTTACTGCGATATAATAAAATTCTTTGTCTAGTTTCTGATACTCCCTTCTCATTCTCTTAATCCAATTGTCAAGTTGTCGATTAGCCTCTTCAACGCTAACAATTTCTGCGTATGTTAGTGTTGTGTGATAATCTCCCGGAAAAAAGTTTAGGTTCAGCAATCTTGTGAGCATTTTTGTTGCGAGCATATCATTATTCTTTTTTACTGCATCTGGTGTGGCTTTTTCTTTTCTTTTTCTTTTGCCCTTGTGTGGAAAGCTAGCTTTGATACATCTATCTATGACTGCTCCCGCTATGCATGTTTCTCGAATAACTCTTTCTAACATTTTGTGCTCCTCTTAATAGCCCTACTGTTAATACTCTGATGAACCTTCATGGCGGATTCTCACCGCCTCTTTTTTTCTTCTATATATATAATGTAATTTTTTGTTTAAATTGCAGATGGCATTTAGCCATCTGCGAATCTATATGAACTGTAGCTTGATTTTGTGTGCTCTTTATTTTTATTAAATTGTTGCTACAGTTTCATATCGTTAGTTGTTCAGCCTGTGCCCTGCTTCGGTGAGTTCACAGAGATATACTCCGTATGATCCGTTGCTGTACTGCTTATCTGTTTCAATTTGTAAAATGTATGGAGCAAGCTTTTCAAGTTTGCTTCCATTCACTAACTCAACATATGTCTTATCTATAGATACTGTTTTCTTAATTATTGCCATTTGCTTTCTCGCTTTCATTAATGATTATGTCTTCTGCTGTGATAATCGTTGCTTTCTTCCCCCAGCTCCGCTCTTCGCATCTTTCCTTCGCTTTTTCCAAAGCCTCGCTCTTTGTTTTTGCGATTACGCTTTTTTCTTCTTGGAGATAAATTCGATTATCCATGTTAAGGAATGCTACTCTCACCTTCCATCTTGTTATCACTTTGTTATTACTGTTGTTTTTTTCTTTTAAAAGCTCTTTAATTTCTTTAAGCTCTCTTAAAATCTCTTTGTCTTCTTTTCTTCGCTCGTCTCTTTCTTCACTTGCGAGAGTTTTCATTTTTTCGAAAAGTTCTTCACGATTCATCTTTTGCCCTCTTTATTTGTAGCTTTTTGCTTGCTCTAATTCTTGCTCTGTTTCCGCATATCCTAGAAGATGCTTTCCGATAGCTTTAATCTCGCTCTTTTTAAATGCATTGATTGTCTTTGTTCTGTATGATCCCATATATCTTGTATCTCGAACTGCCCGCTTTGCATTTATAAATATCTGTGCTATCTCCCACGGAGTTCCATCGTTGGGAATTATGATTGATTCTTTTTTTATCTCCTTTAGCTCTTTAAGCCATGCAGCTAACTGCTCGCGCTCTTCTCTGAATCCATCACAACTTATTGCTGCAATTTCCTCTTCACGCTTTATAGCCTCTTCAATGGTCATTTTCTTTTACCTCCTAAAATGGTATGTCCTCTTCAGTTGCCTCAAATGCATCTGGCAGCTCTCCCTGATAGCTAGGTGCGCCATCGTTATATGCTTCATCTGGCTGCCTTGGAGTTCCTTGCTGGCTGCTGCCCAGGAACTCAACATTGTTGGCAATTACATCTGTTGTATATATCGTTTGCCCTTCTTTGTTCTTGTAGCTGCCTGTTTGTATTCTTCCGTTGACTGCAACTTGCTTGCCCTTATGGAGGTATCTATCGCAGTTTTCTGCTTGCTTTCCGAATGTTGTTATTCGGATGAAGTCAGCTTGCCTCTCTTTCCCTTGTGCTGTTGGTCTATCAACTGCAATGCTAAAATGTGTTACTGCAGTTTGATTGCCTGGTGTATACACAAGTTCTGGATCTCTTGTTAATCTGCCAATTAATATGACACTATTCATTCTTACTCTCCTTCATCGCGCCCATTATACCCAGGCTAAAACCTACAACAAGATCTTTACCCGCATTGTGTAATTCTTTACAATTTTTCGGATTTTTCAACGAATTCTCTTTCGAAATTCTCCTAACACTGCTCTCATTCGCATCTACTAACTTTCTATATATCGTGCTGTGTCTTCCGTATATCATGCCTATTAGCTTAATTATCATTTGTGAGCTCCTTTAGCAGTTCTGGATTCTCGTAGATGTTGCCAAGTATTTTGACGTGTCGGTCAAATTGAGTCATAGATACTCTGCTCCCTCTATAATTCTTATCTATGGCTTCAAATACAAAAGCAGGATTCTTGTCGAAAAATTTTGCAACTCCTATCCAATAGCCTAGCTCTCTTATGATGTCACCCTCGTATATTTCTTTTCCGTTAAAATTTTTCAACCCTGTATATTGGCATAAAATAAATCGTTCGCCCTCTTTGTCTGTTTTCCAGCACCCTGTGTGCTTGTCGTAGAATCTTGGCAAATCATCAGCGATCGAATAATTCGTCCATCTCTTATGCTCTTTATCCCACGCCCTGAATTTTATCTCTCTCATTTTTATTCTCCTGTATATGGTTCGGGTAACGGCATCCATGAGGTCACTTCATCAACTTTTCTTTCTGTGAAAGATAGGCATAATCGTTCATCTTCAACAAAGGAGTCTATCCATATTTCCTCTCCATTTGTAACTAAAACTTCTTCTCCTAATCCAGGAAGATTCTCTACAACAAAGAAATGATCACGTCTTCCGCAGAGCATTCTTTCTTCCTCTGTTGGTTCCCTGATTATTAGCTCGTTCCACCCTGGGATTTTTTCGCGCGCTTTCACATCTTCACCTCTTGCCCCTACATCTCAATGCAAACGTTCTGCCATTTTTTGTAGGCATCAAGATAGCACTCGTTCTTGTCTCCGTTGTAGGTAACCTCGTAATACATGCCATCTGATACATTGGTGCTTAGTAAAGCCTTTGAGTTCTGCAAGGTTTTACAGAGCCAAACGACAAATACATCGTCTGTTGTGATTTTTCCGTTTTTATCTGTTGATTCCACTCTGTCGTTGTAATAATTTCTTACAAATTCTTTACACTCCTTTATAAATTTTCTTTCGTCCATAATCTTTCTCCAATCTCTTTAACAACATTAACTGTTACTCCGTTTCCAGCTTGTTTGTATAATTGACTGTTACTATTTACAAATTCTGCTCTTTCAAAATAATCGTCAGTCCAGCCTTGCAACCTAAAGCACTCTTTAGGTGTCAGTTTCCTAATCGCTAGATAACAGTTATACTTTTCGCTCCATACCGCTTTTGGCGCTATAACGGCTTGTGCGCAGTTGTGGTCTAACGTGGCTGCATAACCATATCTAAACGGCTGTCCTCTTGTTTTGCTTGATAATGCTTTTATATCAATAGCTACTCCGTGTTGGTCTTGAGCGGTTAATGTAAACATTTCTTCCCCAGCTTCTTTGTATCTTCTTCCGTTCTGGCGCTTCTCTGCTCTAGCTGGTGTTAGCACAGGTATTGCGATTGCTGTGTCTTCGTTTCTTCTCTTTGAAACTCCGTAATCTTTTGTCATAAGGCAGTTTGATATTTGCAGCTCTTGTGGTTTATTACTGGATTTATCAATTCCGAAAGCATGCAATCCTGTTTTTGCACACTCACAGCCGATTAGTCGCCTTGTACTATTCTTTCCGCCATTTCCCGTGATAGGAAATACTGAGCATCTACTTCTTCCTCGATAATGTCCAACAACATATACTCGCTCCCGATTTTGCGGAACATACCATCTCGAATTGATAATCTGCCATTCTGCATCGTACCCGAGTCTGTCCATTTCAGAGAGGATTGACAAGAAGTCGAGTCCTCTGCCAGCAGACAGCATTCCTTTAACGTTTTCATATATAAGCCATTCGGGCTTATTTGTTTCTTCTGTTTCTTCCAAGATTCTAAAAATTTTTCGCACAAGACTGCTTCGCTCTCCGTCAAGTCCTGCTCTTCTTCCAGCGATGCTGAAATCTTGACAAGGTGCTCCGAAGGTCCAGCAGTCTGCAACTGGCATATTGGCAGCTCTAACTGCTCGAACATCATTTGCATACCATTCTCCATTGAGGTATTCACTTTTCAAAATCTCCTTCTGTCTTTTCTTTTTATCTTGTTCACCAAGGCGAGCTCGTTGCTCTTCCGTTATGGTGTGCATAGATCTGTAGCTTGCTTCTGCGAATTTGTCGAATTCGCAGTGCCCTATGCATTCATGTCCCGCAAGTTCTAGTCCTTTTGTGAACCCCCCCACTCCAGAGAAGAAGTCAATAAATTTCATTTATGTTTTCCCTTTCATATATATAAAGGCGGCAGCTGATTGGAGTTTCTTCATGACCGATACAAGTTTGATTTGCTTATTTATAGAGGTAAATATTTGCTACCGCCCTTATAGCTTTTTAAGGATGGAACACAACTCCATCTATGTTGATTGCGTCTTTCTCTTCTGCGTTCTTCTCAACTCTTCTGCGTTCTCTCGCAGTTCAATCTCCCACTTAAGATACTGCTGCGCTTTCTTTAGATCTTCGAGCCCATTCTTCTTGTCAGCTCGCATTAGATATTTCAACGTACAGCCTCGGCAATGCTTTCTGAAACCTTCATCACCTAGCACCGCCCTAACTACATCTATGCTCTCAACTCCGTTTAGATTTAAATCATAATGTGCTGGTGTTTTCACACTGTCATTTTCTCTTGGCATTTTCGATTCTCGCTTTCTGCCTATTCAGCTTGTAATTCATTATTTCCGCAGTTTCGATGTGCATGCCATCTTTTATTTGCATCAGCATAACTTCAACATCTGCAACTTCTTCTTTGATTGCGTTGATATCATCTTTCGCTAATGCCTGGATCAGTTCTGATAATTCTTCAATCATCTTCTGTGCTTTTAGCCCATAATGAGCGAGCATAAATCTTGCCATCTCTTCATTCCTTGCCTCGATATATTCTTTGCTCGTTATCATCTAATCATCCTCTCCGCTGCCGCTTTTGCCTCTGTGAAGCTTGAATACTTGTGTTTTATTCTCTTTCCATCTTTTAAAATATAAATGCCCTTCGTTTCGTAACGACTACCACCGATAGTTCTGATTGCTTTTTTCTCTGATTCAATGCGAATCGTGCTTGCGCAACTCGTTGGCGCATATAGTGTTACTTTCAAACCGAGATTTTCTAAATAATCTTCGCGCAACACCTTCCATTTGATATCATTCATTGCAACTCTCCTCGATTAGCTTGTTCATGAATTTAATTCCAGCCGCGAAGCCTGTTTGCAGCACATGCAACTCTTCAATTGTTGGCTGTCTCCTATTTTCTAAAATGAATTCGCTTGCTAAAAACTCTACAGATGCTCTGTCGTATTCGTCAACTTCATATATAACTTCATTCTCGTTCATTTTCTTTCTCCAGATAATTGATTTCGCCACTCCATATCTTTTCTTCCAAAGCTTCGCGCTCTTCAATCTGTGATTCGATGATTGATATAATGCCTCTGATATGCTCCGCAATTATTGGCGATTTCATATACTTTAACTGCGACTTGTAACGCTCTAGCTTGATTTCTTCCATGCGGTTTTTAAAAATAAGCTCCCTCATCTTTAATCGCCCTATTTTGTCATAGGTGCAATGCCAATCATCGTTGTGCTCACATGCCTTGCAACACTTATCGCACACATCGCCTCTGATTCGTCTGCACCATCTAAATGCTCGATTTTCACCCGGTGTTCCGTGTTCCCAGCCACATGCATCGCATTCAGCTTTTCCATTCATTATTTATCACTTCCAATTGCTGCCAAAAATGCGATCGTTACGCAAATTAGTGCGGTAATAACAACTGCTGTCCAATTCATATTTTTCCTCCTTATAAGTAGTTGCGACCGATAAGCAACATCCATGCTCTTCGCGCTTGTTCTTTTGTATAACCTTCATCAATCAACTTTGCTTCATACTGCTGTTGATAGTGTTTTTTTAGCCTTTCATTTTCAGATTGCGCCCACTCTGTTGAGTTGCTATGTAGCTCTTCATGGTGTGCTCTGCACACATCCACTTGAAAGCCTAGATCTATACTGATTTGACGATTTGACCCGCCAAATACCTCGTGTCGCTCTGCGTATGGTTTTCCGCAATATGCACAAAATCTGTTCGCCTTCTCTTTCCAGCCATTTGACTTCTTTTTCTTTTTCGTGCTTTTAGGCTTTGGAAAAGCGCACTTCTCGTAATAGTTCCCCTTCATTTACACACACACCACAGGAAGAAGGATTGTTGCGATCACTCCGATATCGAACATTAAGAATAATATGTTCGATAATTCGTATCGCTGGCGGTAGTGCATCCACATTGCTGCGATGCCTACTATCAGCGATAGTGCCATAACTATAATTGCTATCTTCACTTGTTAGCCCTCTCTTCTGCATCTATAAGCTCATTTAGTTTGTCGCGTTCTTGCGCAAGGTATTTTGCCGTTTCATCCAAAATATATGCCTCACCCAACTTGTAATCTCCGCTCGCCTCTTCTGCCTTGTCTTCAATAACTTCTATTTGTGATTCAATAAAAGATTTTGCATAGTGTAAAATTCTTAATTTTTCCATTGTATTTCTCCTGTATTAAATCATCATTTGATTTGTTTGTTTCTTAACTCGCTTGATATCGATTTTGTCATTTTTTCTCGTTATAGTTATTTCGCTATTAGCGATATTGATTTTCGACTTATCAATTACACTTGCCCTTATAAGTTCACATGTTCGCTTCACTAGCTCGATTCCAGAATTGCACAGCGGCTGGAGCTGCATCTCTCTTGATTGTTCGCCACACAGCATTTCTACATTTGCATTCATTAATCTGTGCCACTTCTCTTCACTCTCACAATCGCATCTTGTTGTTGCGATTTCATCCGCTTCCTCTTGCGTATCTGCTACAACTAAATGTAGTTGCCCACAATCTTTGCAAAATCCTTCCATGTTGTACTCCTCTCTATATACGTTGTTTTATCTCTGGATGGCTAAATAACCCTCCTATTTTCTTGACCTATATACAGTTCCGCCCTCTTTTTTTACCCACTCATTAATCTCTGTTTTATCTTCGTCACTTACAGATTCATTCGCCGCTAAAATATGTATGTGGGAGTTCCCATGCAGACAAGACACAATCACTATTGCTTCTTGTTCAGTTACTGTTCCTATAAAATCTGCTATTTCCTGTGCAACCTCTTTATCAAGAAACCCTTTAAACGCTGTACTTCTATATTTCCCCATGAGTTGCCTCTCTTTCTTCTAGTTGCAGCCAATTGCATATAAAGATACCCATAACATAGGTATTAGAAGAGCGATTCCCACCCCAGCAATTACTTCTGTGATTTGGAATTCGCCATGCTCATCAGAGCACATCCATTTTAATGCTTCTTTAAATTCTTTCATTTTCAGACTCCTTTTCTTCTAATGCCTCACAAGCTTGCTCTATTGCATTTCGATAACCTATGCAATACGCAGCTCTTATAAGTGATTCATCTTCTCTTGTGATGTGCCTCTCTTGTGATAAGCACTTGATTGTTATCTTCTTATTCGCCTTGTAGCTCTGATATGCGTACTCTGCTATATCGTATTTCCCCAATTACACACACCGCCTCTTGTTCATAAGCTGCTCTGCTACATCTGAAGCAAGGTATTGTTTCTTTTTTCCATCAAAGATAAATTCGCAGCCTTGCATGAGGTTATTAGCATAATCTCGCGACTTGCCAAGATATTTGGCTATATCTGATAGACAAGGCCAATTGCCTATCTCCCTCTTTATATCTTTCGTAATTGTCTGCTTATCCATCTTTCAGCCTCTTCATCTACCCACTTTTAGTGGGTGCTTTAATCAAAAAAAATATATTGCACTGTAACTCCGAAATAATTAGCAATTGCAGTTTTTACATCATCACGTGGATTTCTCACACCTAACTCATATGCATTATATGAACTCTTTGAGATTCTAACACTTTTCGCAACTTCAACTTGTGTTACACCTTTATTTTTTCTTAACTCTTTTAGTTTATTGCTATACATGTTGTTTTCCCTCTCTTTCTCAATAACAAGTATAAGTCCACTTATAGTGGGTGTCAAGCACTTTCTTCCACTTTTAGTGATTTTTTGTTGCTTTTATTCCACTTTAGGTGTACTTTATATATGGGTATATAAGGAAGGGAAATTCAAAATGGAATTTAAAGATGTTTTAAAAGAATTGAGAATAAAGCGCGGTTATTCGCAAGTTTCTCTTGCGAAGGCGCTCGGAGTTTCAAAATCGTTAATTGGTGCGTACGAAACAGGCGACCGCAAGCCAAGTTTTGAGAGCCAAGAAGAGATTGCTGATTTCTTCAATGTATCTATTGATTATTTGCTTGGTAGAGAAAATAAATCAACGTATTACTTAGATCCAGATGCAGCAGAAGCGGCTAAAGAGATGTATGAGCGTCCAGAATTGAAAGTGCTATTCGATGCATCTCGAAATGTGACCAAGGAAGATATTTTGAGTGTTGCGAATATTTTAGAGAAATTAAAGAAGGAGCAGTTTGGTGACGAAGAATGACGGAGAATGTTCAAGTCAAAATCATTGATATGCCTCACAGAGTTCATGGGGCAACAGCATATTTTATTGATACATCTGGCGAGTTGTTTTATACAATCTTCCTAAATGCTCATGATTCATGCGAGCAACACCATAATTCATATAATCACGAGCTTGAACACATCAGCAATGGTGATTTTTCTTGCATGATTCCGCTCGAAGATTTAGAGATCGCTAGGCATCAATCTGTGGCAACACCACTCTGCGCATTTGCCGAGTGATTGCAGTATATTTATTATTATTTAAATTGTCGTTTATAGAGTGTTGGGACCTGCTCTGTGATTAAGAAAGGATGAGAACATTATGAAGAAATTAATCACTCTATTAGTAATGCTAACCGTTGTATTTGGAATGACAGCTTGTAATGGCAAGCAGAAAGCATCCAAGCCTAAGAAGCCATATAACCTAACAGGCGAGTGGAAGCAAGTCAACGGAGACGAAGATGGATGGCAACAGGCGACCGTTACAGAGGATACTATTGAGATCTATTGGATGAGCGATGATACGAAAGCTCTATATTGGTCTGGAACATATGAAAAGCCAAAAAAATATACAAAGGTTTATAAATGGACTTCAACAGCTAACAAAGAAAAGCACGAAAGCGCCTTAATGGCATCCCAGGATGATACAAAAGAATTCTCCTACGACGGCAAATATATTACCTATAAAGCATCTGCACTAGGTGTGGAAAAAAAGATGAAGCTTGAAAAGGTAAAGAAGTAAATAAAAAAACGCACAGCATCACCACTGTGCGTTTTTGTAAAGTAATTACAAGGAGTAAAAATCAAAAAATATAAACAAAAAAACATATTTATATATTGACTTTTTATGTCTAGAGTGGTACACTTCGTGTACATTAATAATAAAGTTTATTTTGCTCTAGATAGTAGGCAACCCGCGGATATGGGTGTGGCTGAGGTCTAGAGCTTTTAATTTTAGGAGGGATTAATGAACAAAACAGCTATATTTGTTGATGGTGGTTTTTATAGAAAAAGAGCCGCAACTCGTTGGGGCCATAAATCGCCTAAATTAAGAGCCAACGAATTATATGCCTACTGTATGTCGCATATACAAAAGGTTAGAACAAATGATGTTTATATTTATTCTGATAATAAACAACTTCATCCAAAGGACTGCGTTGGTTCAGATAGGCAACTTTATAGAATATTCTATTATGACTGTAATCCATTATCCAAGGTTGTCTATCATCCTTTTTTAAAGAAAAATATAGATTTTGAGAAAACAGATACATATAAATGGACACTTGAATTCTTTAGTTACCTCAAAGAACAGCGAAAAATGTGTCTTCGTAAAGGTTATCTACTTGATTCCGATGCGACCTTCGCAATTAAGCCAAATAAAATGAAAGCTTTATTACATAACCAAATCACACTAGATGATTTAACAGAGATGGATTTTTCTCCTAGTTGGAGACAAAAAGGTGTAGATATGAAATTAGGAATCGACATAGCATCTCTTGCATACAGAAGACAAGTTGACCAAATAATTTTAATTGCCGGAGATAGTGATTTTGTTCCAGCGGCAAAAGTGGCTCGTCGCGAAGGCATTGATGTTATACTTGATCCAATGGGTATGTCAAGCATTGCCGATTCTTTAAAAGAACATATTGATGGAGTTCAAACATGTTGGGTAAAGAATAATGTAAAAAAGAATGAAAGCCAGACAATGGAAAAGAAATCTGAAATAACAGAAGACGACGAAATCGAAGAATAAAAATACAACGTGAAATTTTCACAAATTCTTGACTCTTTTTCCTATTTTTATGTTATAGTAATAAAACAAAGTGCTACACGCACCATACTAAAAGACAAGGTTGTATAACCAAAGGAAAGAGGAGTCTCAACAGACTCCTCTTTTTTTATTAATTGAGGTCCTAAATGATCACTAAAACATTTTCATATAATGGAAAGCGATATTATGTACGTGGAAAAACAGAGCGTGCTGTTATAGAAAAGCTGATTTTGAAAAAGCAAGCACTTGAACGCGATGAGGTTTTGAACCCAGCAAGGCGCACTGTTGCATCATGGGCGCTTGAGTGCGTTGATACATACAAGGTAAATCAGAGCGAAATAACACGCGAGAAGTATTTGCAGAAGTTGAAATCGTATGTGCTCAATGAGATTGGTGCTCTATTGATTAAGGATGTAACTCCTATCATGTGTCAGCGAGTTTTGAATTTAAAAGGTTCTAAATCAAAAGCAACTATCAACGATACATATCAGATGTTGCGTTTTATTTTTAAATACGCAAAAATCAACAAGCTAATCAATATAGATCCCACCGAAAATCTTGTAAAGCCTTCTGGCTATTACAATCCTAGGCGCTCATTAACTACATCAGAAGAGCAGCACTTCTTGAATGTGCTCAATCAACATTATGTGCCTATATATTTCGCCTTGATGTATTATGCTGGCTGTCGCCCTTCCGAAGCCTCTGCAGTTGAATTTCGTGATGTAGTCATGCGAGATGGCGAGCGATATTTGCACATTCGAGGAACGAAAACAAAGGCCGCAGATAGATATGTGCCTATCGTTGATGGGCTAGCTAAATTGTTGCCGTGCGGATCATCTCCTTTCGAATTGCTTTGCAAAAATCAACAGGGCAAAGAGTTGAATAAGGATAATAAACGCAGAGCATGGGCGCATTTGTGTCGCCTCATGAATATAGATATGGGATGCAAGGTGTATCGCAATGAGCTTTTGCCGCCTTATCCTCTTGCAACAGATATATCAGCATACTCACTGCGCCATACATTTTGCACAAATCTACAAAAGCGCGGTGTTGATATCAGAACGGCGCAATATCTAATGGGTCATGCTGATATTGCTATGACCGCCAACATATACACACATGTTGATTTCGAACTGATAAATCAAGCTGCAGCATTGATGTGATTTCTGATGTTGCACTTCCTCTTCAGCGCGTTGAAATATCAACAAGTTCTGTTGTACTCCTAAAGCGGGTGTCGGAGGTTCGAATCCTCTTCGGGACACCACCTCAAAACACTGCAATTCTAACGAGTTGCGGTGTTTTTCTTTTGCTTGTCTAACTCGTGTTATTGCCGATATTTGCCGATATTTGCCGATATTGGTGTTGCACCTAATGTTGCACCAATTGTACGCAATTGTTTGAGACACTTTCAGAAAGTTTTAAAAAATATGTTGACAATGTTCGACAATAGGTGTATACTGTAGACAAGTTAAGAGGAGAGCGAAATGCTCAAGGAGGATAAAACGATGGAAAGAAGGCTTTTGCTGAATATCATTCTAATTATGGTTATGTCGGTGAAAACTTGGAAATTGAGGAGATTTATTTAGAATCACAAGTTGTAGATGAGGACGGAGATTTTATATCTAATACTAATGAGATTGGCGAGTTTGCACCACTTGACAAATATTCACTAGAACAATATCACTGTGATAAGTTCCGCAACAAGTACGGAATACCTGAACATATGACGGTTACGGCTGAAAATGGCGATTATATAATCGGTGATATGTTCGGTTGGGACGAATGCTTTGATGGTAATGATTTTTATCAGCACGTTGTGACCTCTGACGGTGTGTATAAGGCATATTATGACGTTGATAATGATACGATCATTGAAGATTTAGATTATTCAAAAGCTACACGCATTGAATTAATTGATTTTGACGATATCGTCGATTTTATTTAAAGAGAGGGAATATTATGGGAGAAGAGAAGAGAACAGAAAGAGTGGCGGTAAGACTTACACCGTCACTCAAGGAGGCAGTAACAGAGCTAGCCTCTAGCGAAAATAGGTCGCTCAGCAACTACATAGAGTTGCTAGTGAGCGAAAAGGTTGAAGAGTTAAAGAAATAAAAAAGAGCGGGCCTGCGACTGGCTCGCTCTTCTTCACTATTATCACAATAGGAGGTCAATTTTGCAATAAAAAAGAGAGACTTAATCGTCTCTCTTTTCATCGTAAATACATAATTAATATGTTTCAGCTTTTGAGTCTTCAACGACTGCTCTTTCTAATAATTCAAGAACATATATGGGGGCTTTTCTACGACCACTCTCCCAATCTTGAATTGTCCTTACAGGTATGTTGTATCTTTTGCCAAA